TCCCATTCCTGAAATGGAAAACACCACCCCTGATCTGGCAGTGGTGCGGGCCGAAGCCGCTGAGGCTGAGCGTTCCCGTATTGCTGGCATCTCTGCCCTGTGCGACAAGCACAACCTGGGCGACCTTGGCCGTCAACTGATCGAGTCCGGCCGCTCGATTGATGAAGCCCGCGCAGCTGTCCTGGACCAGCTCGGCGCTAAGCCCATCGAAGCCGTTAAGCCGGTTGAGATGGATCAGCGCGACGCTGCTGAGTACAGCATCTCCGCTGGTATCCGTGCAGCTCTGAGCGGCGACTGGTCTGCCCGTGAGGCTGGCCTGGTTCGCGAGATGAGCCAAGAAGTGCAGCGCGCCTCTGGTTTCAGCCAGACCGGCAAGCGCGGTTTCTTTGTTCCCTTCTCTGCTCTCGCCAAGCGCGCCACCTACGTCACCTCTGGTGCTACCACCGGCGGCAACCTGGTTGCCACCGACCTGATGGCCGACGAGTTCATCGAAGCACTGCGGAATAACTCCGTGATGCTGAACCTTGGCGTTCGCACCATGACCGGCCTGGTCGGTGATGTGGCGATCCCCCGTCGCTCCGGTGTTGCCTCGACGTTCTATCTGAGCACCGAGACCACCGCCATCACTCAGTCTGAGTCCACCTTTGACCAGGTGACCCTCAGCCCGAAGAACCTGGCCGCTCTGTCCAAGTACAGCCGCCAGACCCTGCTTCAAGCCACCCCTGGCATTGAAGACCTGATCCGTCGCGACCTGACCGACGGCATCAACCTGGGCATCGACCTTGGCATCCTGAACGGCTCCGGTTCTTCCGGTCAGCCCACCGGCATCCTGAACACCGCCGGCATCGGCTCGGTGGCTCTGGGCACCAACGGTGGCGCTATCACCGTCAACGCCTTGGTGGATCTTGAGGAGCAGGTGCTGATCGACAACGGCGCGGTGAACCGCGACGCCATCGGTTATGTGACCAACGCCAAGGTGCTGGCTGAGCTTAAGAAACTCCGCGCAGGTGGTTCCACCACCACCGACGGCGCCTACCTGGTGAACGATCAGCTGAACGCTATTGGCCGCGGCGGCACCCCCGCTTCTGTCAACGGCTACCCGCTGTATGTCACCAACCAGGTTCCCAGCAACCTGACCAAGGGCAGCAGCAGCGGCGTTTGCTCCGCAATGCTGATGGGTGATTTCAGCCAGGCAATGGTTGGCTTCTATGGCAACGGTATCGAGATCACCGTTGGCGAAGATTCCGACGACTTCAGCAAGGCTCTGACCAGCGTCCGCGCGATCGTCTCCTATGACGTCGCCGTGCGCCACGCCGAGAGCTTCGCTGCAATCCTCGACATCACCACCTGATAAAGGAGGCGGGGCCGGGCAACCGGCCCCCTTTTTTCTTATGCGTGTTCTGATCGTTCGCACCTGCTGCGCCCAGCAGCAGCACCTTGAGGAAGGTCAGGTCTACGACCTCGATTCAAATGTGGCCCGCCAACTGCTGCGCATTCGCCGCGCTGTAGAGGCACCTGAAGAGGTTGCCAAGCCCAAGCCTGCGCCGCGCAAGGTCAAGGCCAATGGCACTAACTGAAGACCTCACAATTTTTCTGGCTGACTTTGGCGTTAGCTGCACCGCTGGCGACACAACAGCCAACGGGATTCTTGACATGCCATCGCAAGTGCTTGCCGGTGACATGGTGCTAACCACTGATTACACCTTGACTGCGCGTGCCGCTGATTTCGGCACCTTGGTGCGCGGCAACAGCATCACAGTGGATGGCAACACCTATACGGTGCGCGAGACGCGGCTGATTGATGACGGCAAGATGGTCGAGATTGGACTGCAGCGGACATGACGACACGCCGCGAAACGATCCTGGCCAGGATCCGCACCAACCTGACTGACACCAGCAATGTCGGCACGCGGATCTATAGAAGCCGGGTGGAACCGCTAACGCGCGGAGAATCGCCGGCGATTGTTGTTGAGCCAATCAGCGACACCGCCGAGCAAAACACCAGCCTTCCGCGCCTTGATTGGAGCTTGACGGTTCGCGTTGCTGTGATTGTTCGCGGCGATGTGCCGGATCAGGTGGCTGATCCAATCATTGAAAGCCTGCACGGCAAATTGATGGATGATCTGACGTTGAACGGCAACGCCATCGACTTGCAACCTTTAAGTGTCAATTTCGAGCTGTTGGAAGCTGATCAACCTGCAGGCGTGATTAGCTGCGATTACCTAGTGCGTTATCGCACTTCACTTACTGATCTCACTACCGGGTAATGGCTACGATGGTGGACGAATACCATGGCCAGGGCGGCACATACCTCCTGGATCCAAAAACCGGCAAGCGAAAGCTCCTAGAGCGGACAGAGCCGGCGCAATCCCTCAACCCCCAGACCGAGGAACTGAGCGATGGCTCTGCTGACCCGCAAACGCCTAATCCTGGCGAAAATTGAATCCACATACGGGACTGACAGCACTCCGGCGGGAACCGAGGCGATCCTTGTTCGCAATCTTGAGATCACCCCGGTTCAGTCGGACGTTGTTAGCCGTGACCTGATCCGGCCCTATTTGGGCAACTACGAAAACCTCCTGGCCAATACCCGAGTCGAGGTTTCGTTTGAGGTTGAGCTAGCCGGTTCTGGCACTGCAGGCACTGCGCCGGCCTGGGATGCCGTGATCAAGAGCTGTGGAATGAGCGGCACGGTGGTGGCCGACACCAGCGTTACCTACGCGCCTGTAAGCAGCAGCTTTAGCAGCTGCACGATCTACGCAAACATTGACGGCGTGCGCCATAAGATCACTGGCTGCCGCGGATCGTTCAGCATCACCGGCGAGGTGGGCCAGATCCCCGTAATTCAGTTTTCGATGGTTGGCGTGTTCAACGCTCCCGACGACAGCGCTGCACCGACCCCGACCTACAGCAACCAGGCGACTCCGGTCATCTTCAAGAACGGCAATACTACTAGCTTCCAGATCTTCAGTTTCTCTGGCGCGCTGCAGTCGTTCAGCTTTGACATGGCCTGCGATACGGTCTACCGCGAGCTGGTTGGCGGCACTAAAGAGGTGTTGATCACCAACCGTGCGCCTAACGGTTCTGCAACGGTTGAGGCTGTGGCGCTGTCTAGCCACAACTTCTTCACTGATGCAACTGGCACAAGCACCGGAAATCTGACCTTCCAACATGGTCAGACCGCTGGCAACATTGTCACGTTCACCTCAGCGCAAACCGACCTCGGCTCCCCGACCTATTCGGACTCCGACGGAATCCAGATGCTGACCCTTCCTTATGTGGCCACCCCGACCACTGCAGGAAACAATGAAGTATCGATCGCGCTGACTTAATCCCCAGAACGCCTGCATGGCATTCGTCCTAAAGCAGTCCGACACCTACAGCTGGCCGGTCACTTTTGATCTCCCGATCGATGGTGGCCGGCATCAGCGTCAGAGCTTTGACGGTGAATTTCGCCGCCTGAGCCAGTCGCGCATCCGCGAGATGGGTCAGCAGATTGAGGCTGGCGAAACCACTGATGCAGATTTAGCCACTGAGGTTTTGGTGGGTTGGTCTGGCATTACTGATGACAGCGGCAAAGATGTGCCGTTTAGTCAAGCTGCTTTGCAGCAGTTGCTAGACGTGCCAATGCTTGCAACTGCCATCATCACGGCTTATTTCAGCAGCCTGCAGGGAGCCAAGAGAAAAAACTGATCGAGGCCGCTGAGCATTGGGCTGGTCCTGGCATTCAAGATGACAGCCAAACCGATGCCACGGCCTTAGGCATTGCATTGCCTGAGGCAGAGCCTGAGGCTGATTTTGAAGTGTGGGAAGAAAACTGGCCAGCGGTTGAAATGTTCTTGCGTTGCCAAACGCAATGGCGCACATCAATGGCCGGCTTGCTTGGCCTCGACTATGGGGCAGTGGCGTGGCTCCTTAGACTGTATGAAGTAGAGAATCAGCGCGCTGTGCTGGAGGATCTTCAGGTGATGGAGGCCGCAGCCATGAGCGTGCTGAATAAGCGGGGCAGCTGAGATGAACCTTGACGCGCTGCTGCGAATTAAGGCCGACGTTCAGGGCGAGAACAACATTCGCCGGCTTGGCAACTCCATGCAGGGAGTGCAAGGCAAGGTCAAGAACCTGCAGATGGCCGTAGGCGGCCTTAGCGGGGCTCTTAAGGGCCTTGGCGTCGCCTTGGGCGTTGGCGCCCTTGCAGGCTTTGCCAAGAGCGGCCTAGATGCCGCTGATGCGATTGGCAAGCTAAGCATCAGGACGGGCATTGCAGCTAATGAGCTATTTGGCTTTCAGAATGCTGCTGCGCTGTCAGATGTAAGCACTGAGCAGCTGACGGTCGGCCTGCTGCAGCTCAGCAAAAACATGCTGGCCGCAGCCGAAGGCAGCAAGCAATACGCCACGGCGTTTAAGGCGCTTGGCATTCAGCTGCAGCAGCAAGATGGCCAGCTGCGCGACACCGACGAGGTGTTTAGAGAGATTGCCGATCGCTTTGCTGATCTGCCTGATGGCGCAGCTAAGGCAGCTGTCGCCATGCGCCTGTTTGGCCGATCTGGCGCCCAGCTGATTCCATTGCTGAACGGCGGATCTGAATCTCTGAATCAGTTCAAATACAACCTCAGCGAAGATTTCGTTAATAAAGCGCAGCTGTTCAATGACACGATGGCCATTATTGGCTTCAAATTCAAAGAGATA